GACTCAGTAAGAGCATTGAGGGTAGAGTGTTCTACGTTAGCCATTTAATTCTCCAAGGGGTATGGGGGAACCCTAAAGCTCCCCCAAGTTGGTTAGACAGTGATGTACTCGATTACCAGCTTACCAGCACCAGCAGTGTAGGCAGCAGTACCATAGTTAAGGCCGACATACGTATCGACCGTACCAGTGGTAACAAGCCCACCAACCTGTGCGCCATTGCACTGGACCACATCGCCTACTGCATCAATAACAGTAAGAGCAACAGCGGCATCAATGCCATCAGCATCTACGGCAGTACCAGCGGCATTATAAGTACCGATGGTAAGGGTAGCAGCACCACCCGAAGTTGCAGCCGTAGTCATTTTCAGGTAGGCGTTAGTAATCACAGAGTTCGCCGGGATGATTGGATCATTCGGATCAATATCAGAAGCACCGAATGTAGCACCAATCGTGGTGAAGTCTGCTAGGTCAATGACAAGAGCACGACGAATAGAATCAATCGTAGTACCCTTATCTTGGACCTCTCCAATGTCCTTAAAGGTCAGGACATAGAGACCGTCAGAGTTAGTGTAAGACATTTTTTACTCCTTTACACAGCGACTTTAGAGGGGATTACAACGAGGTTCTCAGGACGGTACTTCTTAACACCGTAACGAGAAGTGGTCATGTAAGCATGACGCTGTTTAGTCGGCTGGAACTCGTAGTCAACCTTAGGTGGCTGACGCCATGCACCCACGAAGGGAAGCACAGTCGGGTTAGCAGAGAAGAACAGGTTAGCTTTACCATTGCTCGAAGAGAAGTCAACGTTAGTATTATCCCGATCAGGCAATGCGGCGTCGGTGATATCCTTCAGATAGTTAGAAGTATACACGTCAAAACCGAAGACGTTCTTTACAAAACGCATACCAGTTGCAATACCATCAGAGACGATACCTTCCCAACGAGGGTTGTCAGAAACACTGACGAGGTTGGAAAGGGTGTTGAGGGTATACTCAACGGAGGGGTCAACGATAGCGACCAAGTTCGTGTCAGGTACGTTAGCCTTTTTAAGAGCATAACGAGCACGAGCAAAGTCTTGAACTTCGATAACACCACCAGTACCACCAGCAGCCCAACGGTGCTCAACACCATCAATGACTTCGTTCGAGTTAGCCGATACGCCGACTTCAGCAGCCGCCATAGTGGTATTCTCGAAGTGGGTCATGATAGCACGTTCCTGTTCAGGCAGGAAACGAGAGACCAGTTGTTGAGCATAGAAGGCATCCTGAAGATTCTTTTCAGTGATGTAGGTACCGCTCGACAGGTACTCAGTGATCGAGAACTGAAACTCACCAGTGTCCATCGGACGGAAGATGATGTCAGTGTCTTCGACGTAGTTGTCAACTTGGGCTTGGCCAATCGACGGGATGGTAAGTGTCTCCCCATCAGGGAAGTCATTCAGCATCATTACATAGCTCTGGGCCATCATCTCATCGCGGAGGATTTCTTTGAGGCTTGCGCTCCAAAGTTCCTGACGAATCAGATGCTCAGAGTTTCCAGTTGTCATTCCAGACATTTAGTTTCTCCTAGTTATAGAAAGCCGACCCTAGCCGTTGTGCATCTTTCAGCATCTGAGCTTGGGTCTCTGGGTTATAGTATTGCTTCTTGTCTTTTTTACGAAGCTCGCTGTAGTGTTTGTTATTGCGCTCGCCAGAGTCTGTTCTGAACGAGGACGTATTAACTGTACTAGTTTGAGTAGTGTTAGTCTGCTTCTGGTTTTGTTCACCAATTACCGCGAAGAAAGCTTGGGGTGATTCCTTAGCTAGATTCGCCAGACTCTCTTTAGAGTAGCCCAACTCCTTAGCTCTATTGTCAATCCTAGCTGTTACTTCAGTACCATAAAGTTCTTCCAGTCGCTTGTTAACAGTATTCAAGTTTTGTTCAGCAATCTTTTCCTTGTCCCGTTGACTCAGAGTTTGCTCAATAAGGCTTTTCATACTTTCAGGAGAAAACGTGGTGTCCGTATTCTCTTTGCCATCAGTTCCTTTTACCTGCGTAGTTACATCCGATGGTGCTGTAGCCTGACTACGTAGGGTCTCAAGAAGTTGTTTAGCGTAATCTTGTTTGGCGATGTCAGCTTGTGAAGCCTCTAACTCCTGAATACGCTTCTGAGCGTGGAGGTATCCTTTGGCAATTGCCTGAGGGTCTTTCCATTGCTCTCCCTTCTCTTGAACAATCATACTAACAAAGTCTTCTGGTGTAGACTGCTGCTGTTGGTTGTCCGTCTGGCCTCCCTCTGTGGTGGAAGATTGGTCAGAAAAATAGCTCATTAGTTATCCTTAACGTTAAGTAGTTTGATTACATCTTCGAGTGCGTGATTGTACTCGTTGACTGCGATTTGACGATACTCCCAACCGGGGCTATCGTAGTCTCTGAGGCTTTCCTTTTTCTTCAGGTTAGCCTCTATTACTTCTTGGAGGGCGGACAGAGCAGTCTGGTATGACTGTACTTTTTTCTTCCTGTCCTCTATTTGCCCAGAAGTAAATCCTTTAATCCAAGCTGTGTGCATTATTTCCTACGTCTTTTACGTTGGGGTAATTCGTCTGGTCGTGAAGGTGTCGACATACCCCCTGTAAAAGCGTTAGGCCCATAAGCTTGCTGTGTGCTTTGAGTAGCAATCTGGTGTGTAAGTTGACTAGATGTTGCGCGGGCCGCTGATAAACCTTCACTACGCCCAAGTCGGCGAAGCGCTGTGGCGGCATCTTGCATATTCCATATGTCTCTGAGTGATTGATTTGGCTCTAGATTTATAGCCCGAGTTCCGTCAGAGAGAAGGGTAGTTGTGTTACTACTGCGGGGTCTTCGAGCGGTAAGTCTATTTTCTTTTGTACCTAATTGTGCCATATTAAAATCCTTGTTCTGCTGCGACTTGCATTTCTTCTTGCATGTCTGCTTCGGTGTCTTGAGCCATCATGGCTGTTTCTGCTTGCTCCTTGATACTGATGTTAGGGCCAAACAACTTATCTTCCCCAAGCTCCCAAGTAATAAGTCTAGCAATTTCTTTACCAGAAATATGAACACCGACAGTAGGATCAGCTTTAACTTGCATAAGCTGAGAAAGATTTTGAACTCTTTGCGCTCTCTCTGCAAAGTGTCTAGCCCCGATAGGCTTCAAGATACCATTAGCTACGATGTCCTCTTTAGTCATTTTAAGGAACAGATCAGCACCTGTCTTATCATCGAGAACTCTAATTACATCCTGTGTATCCATGTTACGCCTAGCTGACTCTAGCATGGAGTTAAGGAGTGGTTCGATAAACTCTTTCTCCAGCTTGGCTGCTTTGTGTTGGAAGATACGGGAAGCAGAATCAGAAAGTGTTTGAACCTCAAAGGCAGTCTTCTCACCGGGGGTACGAATACCCATAGCTTGGCGAGGAGCACCAGCCATTTCTTCCATCTTGTTTTCAAGTAGGTTGATCTGTAGGTCCGCCTGTAGCACCGTAGTATCAGGGGACATAGGGGCTACGTCTCCCTCCTCCCCAAGATAAATACGAGCACCGGGTTCGTACTTAAACTCCTCTACGTCTCCTCTAATCTTTAGGATAGGTAAAGCAATCTGGTCGAAGACATCTGCTTTAAGATTCTCCAGATGGTCAATACGATACTGCATTCCGACAAGATTGTCAAGAGGCCCCATACCATAAAGGTTGTCAGGGCGGCTACGCCAGCTTGCGTGGAAGATAGGAGCCTTACCTAGCCATGAAGGGATTGCCTCATCAGACACGACATAAGCCCTATCTACAATCTCGATCTTACGGTTAAGCTTTAACTCCCTAGTATTAGGGTCAAACAAATCCCCATAGAAGGTTAGAATCTCTACGTACCCAGAACTATAGTACGCCTCAATGTTGGAGAAGCCATCCGCTACAAAGCCCTCAGACTTCTCAGTCTGGCTGGAGGAACCAACAAGTTGTCTGTTGTCCAGTATCTTTTTAAAGACTTCGTTGTACTTGTTCTCACCCTTATCAATCATTTTCTGTAGATCACCAAGACCCACAAGTGATCTAATGATCTTTGGAGTATGCTCGAAGCTTGCCGCAGTAGGATCAAAGCAAATGTCATACGGACTAATGCGAACAACCCTTGGCCCGATAAAGCCAGCTACCTGTTCCCCATTATACTCATTGTACTCTGTAGCATATTCAACAGTACCGAAGCAGTTACCAAAAAGAATGTAATCATCTACAAGTTTATCAGCAGCAAGCTCAAAGCCTCCCTTGCTTAACTTGTTCTTCATGTACTCTTGGATACCCCTACGCTTATCTGTCAAGGAGGAGTTCTTGTCGTCCCCCTCCCATCGCATCCAGTTTGTGTTTGGGAACAGAGCGTAGGAGTAGTTAGCCTTTAGGTTATCGTAGATTTGAGTAAGCTTGGGAGTCGTAGTGGAGTTGGCCCAAGGGAGTTTCTTATTGCCCGTAGTACGAGTATCAGTCGCGTACACGTAGTTACGAAGCTCTTTCTTTTCTTCTAGCCAAGCAACACGCAAGCCGTTCCATGTGGTCCAGCGATTAGCTACATCTCTAGCTATATCTTCTGGCGAAACTATGCTGTGTACATCTATAGTATTCTTCATTAGTAGTTTCTTCCACCGAATCTAGTGTTCCAAACAACTGAATCCTCTCGCTGGATAGAGTGTCTTTGAACTGGTTTGATGGCACCTTCCATTGCTGTGGCAAGCGCATCTTTTACATCGTCATGTGGAGGAGCATAAGATACTAGCTCGTCCTCTAGGATTTGAGTATTGCCACTACGATAATGATAGACTTGTTTGTTTTCGTAACGGGGTGATAGGATAGCCTCCATCCGCTCTTCTTTAGAACCTTGGTGTCTCGTAGGCTTTACTTCGTCAACCTTAATTGCTAGTCCATATGGGGCTAGGTAGTTTTCTTTCAGTGACTTAACAATAGCCTGTTGAGCCGCAGTAGTTTCTGCTCTTAGTTTCCTGAACCCCCAAGTATTGTACATAGCTAAGAGGTGGTCGAAGTACTCTTTAATCGAGTCTGTTCTAAATCTATCAATGTCTAGAACATAGATGTTATTGTCAGCATCCACTCCTATCAAAACAATACTGGTGTAGTCGGCTGTCTTCCTCGTAGAGTAGGCAAAGTCAATGGCAGCTACAAGATTAAGTTTCTTATCCCGGTAGTACCAAGACCCTGACCTTTGCTTAAGGCCAGACTTCTCGTAGTACTGGAACTTATCATAGTCGATTGGCCTAGAGTCTGGGTCAGTAGGGTCATTGTAGTACTGTGCTCTGAACTGGGTTCGGTCTACATACTTAGCTTTCTTACGAGCAAGTTCTGAGATACCAAAGCCAAACCACTTACCATCTTTCCTTTGTTGCTTAGGCCAGAGGAACTCCCCAGTGCCATCTCCTCTAGACTCGACAACACGCTCTAGGATTTCGTAGATAGGCTCTTCACCTACTTGGTTTCCTTTGCCATCAAACATAGGCTCAACCATCTCAAGCATGGTGGAGTATAAGTCCTTTGGGTGGTACCGGGTACCCACAACCCATTCTCGTGCACCAGCGCCTTCGATAGAGGCTAGGAGAGAGTACTGAGTAGTAACCCTATTACGCCCTTCTTTGGTGTAGGCGTTCTCGTACACTACGACATCATCGAGTACTGCGATATCGAAATGGAGTCCAGTGATCCCTGTAGTCAAGCCAGCAGTCATGACAGAAGGGTCTCGAATGTTCTCTTCTTTTCTTAGTGGGTGGTCTAGCTCAATCTCAGATGCAGTCCACTTACTGCGCTTACCCTCTTCTGGGTGTATGTGATTAGGCCAGTACCTACGAAAAGTGCTGGACTCAAAGATTTGTTTAATAAACCCTAGTTGTTTCTGTGCAAGGTTAGAGGTAGCAGAGATGTACAGAACTCTGAGGGTAGGGTCTTTAGTAAGCTCCCATGCTACACGGTAGGCGACCATAGCAGACTTACCGTGGTCACGAGGGAATAGGACAAGCTGGTGATCCTTAGCATCTGGTCTAGTCCACCAGTCAATTAGTTCTTTATGACAAGAGCCAAGTACGCGAGAAGGAGCCACGAGTTTAATAAAAAACTCAAGGCTTTCTTCTGCTGCATCTTTAATCTCTTGTAGTTTCATTAAACGTAGCCACCCGACGAGACCCAGATTTCTTTTGACTGGATTATGATATTGTCACCGATTGCAATCGTAGGGTCGAGGTCCAGAATCGTGCCGGTTTTGTTTGCTATGCCACCGGCCTCAGTGTCCGAAATCCCATAACGTCTTCGGACAATAGGGTTAACATCAACAGCGGTGCCTCCCGCTGTCTCACTTCCGCCCCAGTTAAAGGTCGTGCGGTATACCGTGGTGCTGTCAAAGAAGATATCTATATTGCACTCAATGTTATCTGTGACGGCTTGCGTGTCGAACTGATCTTGGAAAGAACCGAAGCTATCAAACTTCAGGTTGGCCACACCTGCCGCTCCGTTTTTTGACATAAGCAGGCGCAGCTTTATGTGGCCTTCACCATTTGCCCCCATGTGCTTAAACACTTCTGAAAGTTCCGGAACATAAGCGTTAGCTATTTCAGCACCTGTCCCAGAAATTGTTTGCGCTGTATAATCACTAACAAGCTTTGACAGTTCTTTACCGGGCTTATTGGCGAACCAAAGAACAGAATTATCGCTAGACACTACATCAACGTCACGACCTAGCAAGTTGTGTGTGGTTGCGTTGTCTGCCACACCATCCAGAGCGAACCGGAATAAACCAGTATCATTGGTGCTTATGTCCCCCAAAGATGAGAAGACAGAACCGTCTGAAGGCATAGTTACATTTATTCGACCACGGTTGATGAAGACACAATCGTCGTCTTCGCAGAATACTATTCTTGGAGTTGTTGATGCTGTTGCCGACATATCAACATTTATGTCAGCCCCGCGACGAACTACGGTTCTAGTTTTTGTCCAAGTAAGTTTCGCAGGGTTGTTGGCATCTGGGCGCTCACAGTGGAATAGGCCATAATTAGTATCGGTAGCCAGTGTTATAGCGCCCTCGAAATCAGTTGTTTCCATATCGGCGGTTGCGTTCCAGAAAACATCCGAAGTTTTATTATTCAGCATGACATTGCTGCCCGTCCTGAAACGACCGTGACCTGAGATAGTTACGGTTGCAAACCTTGTCTCGATAGGGACACCAGCACACTCAATGTCAGGATTGACAACGGTGCAAGAAGTGAAGTCAGTCTTTTCAGTACCTGCTAGATACTTATCGTCATTGTCATTAGAAGCACTTTCATCTGTGAAGATGGTGATTCCGCGTCCGTTACTACGCCGTACTACTGGGTTAATTAACTGGTGGCCAACACCCCTGATAGCGAACCCATTCTCATTGGTCATATCAGATATGCAATTAATAATGCTACAAGCTTCAGAGCCGTGGTGGAAATCGAATCCCGGTGTTATCCCAGTGTTCGTAGCTTTGCATGATTCTACTCTTGCGCCGTAAGCGCCGGGAGTGGACAAAACTTCCACATCCGACTGGTCAACAATTAGTGACCCTGCCGATGTTGTAAACCCATGACGACAGAAATCCCATGCGTTGTTATGTGACACCGTGCCGAAGCTGGCATCGTCATGCCCATATCCATATTGACCGTCTCCCGTGTTGTTTTCAAGTGTAGTAGCGCGGCACCCGCTGACCTCGATACCAAAGCACCCCTTGGTCACAATGCTTGGCCCGTAGCCTCTTGTTTGAACGACCCCGCTTATTGTTCCGGTATAGCCG